CTAAATCCTGTTGCCTTTCTGTCGACTTCGTGTCTTGCAAAGTAAGATTTCATTCTTTTTACAGTATCTAGACTGACAGAACCCCCACTTGCAAGCTGAGAGGCACGCCGACGACCAACATCCGTAAATCCATCGCCTGCTTTCCCGTCAGAGATCCATTTCTGTGCTCTCTTGGCTGCACTCTGGACTCCTTCTGGCACTTTGTAGCTGCTTTCGGCTTCACGGACCTTGATGGTTTCTTGGAAGTATCCCGGCGGAATTTGAGCAAAGCGACAACGACCACCATCTTGGATTTCAGCGTTTACCGCACGGCAAGCAAGCCCGTCTTCGGCCTCGTAGTGAAACACACAGTTTCCACATTTTATGCCCTGCTCTTTATTGTCATTGTCTGCTGGAGAAATGTATTCTACGTAAACAGTGCTACCTTCGCTTCCAAAGCGACCATACTCTTGCACAACGCCGTACAAAGCATCTACAAGAGCTTTTTCGTCGCCTTTGAGCTGACTGTAAAGATCTGTATTTTTTACCTCTCGGAAACTCTCAGACTTGCTTGACTTTGGGTGACCCTTTGGCAACAAATCATTATCTGCTACATACTTAGAATCTTTTGGTCGCTCGTTCCTAAGGAGGTATAGATAAGCGTTTACTCGTGCCATCGCCCACGCTGCTCTGCTGACTCCGGGACGGTGTGATGTCGAATATGCACCAGCGCCCCTTCTGTAGACAGCAGCAAGCTGGCCGTAAGTAGTGCGGGTATGGCTAGGCTTATCAGCCTTTTCCATTTTTTCGTTATGTTCTTTAACTTTGTTTTGTAAAGCTGTTTTAGTTTTTGCACTTACCTTTATATTTCCAGATGCGTTTTTTGCGCTTCCGGGCTTATTTTTGTCACTTCCTTTACGCTGATCGCTTTTAGGAGCAGGTGTACGCTGCTCAGAATCATCATGCTTTGACTCATATTTTCTATCAGTCCCTGCTAGTGCTTTTTCATAATCTTCGTGAGTACTGCAAGGCATGTAAATTGTTTGACCATTCATGTCGTGAGAATGTGTACCTGTGCAACCAATCTGGTCAGCTCTCTTTTGAGCATCTTCTCTGCTTGAATACTGGTCTTTTGACATAGCTTCATTCATGTTTTCGTCCCTTGGGTGAGTGCCTCCGGGTTCCAAGTCCTCTGCTCCAGACAAAGCCACCATCTGTGCGACAGCCTCATTCTTTGTTGCGTGACAAGCAACAAGTTCGTAATCGGTTTTAACGACAGCCCAATTTGAACATTCTGGATGGTTTTCTGATATGTAGTAGGGCACTAGTCCCAACCTTTCAACAACGTCGGCATATGTTTTTTATTACGTAAGTAAATTATACCGTGCCTAGCTGCATCGTTTGCATGAGGTTTACCACTGGTAAAGACTTCTAGCTTTTTTAGCCGATCATCGTTGACCAGCTTTTTCAAACCTGCTTCTTGCAACTTTACTTCCTTGCCGTTTAGCACAGCCTGCATTGCTCCAATGATAAAGGCTGGCTCAATGTTTGCACCATGCACACCGGGACGCAGAATAAAGTCTTCGCACACAAAATCATCCACTGGAAGCTTTGCGGCTTTTATCTCTCGAAGTATCCATTCAATAAAGCCTTCACGACCTCCCGTGACCTGCAAAGACTTTTCTAAACGCACATAGCTATTGTCATAGGTCAAAAACGCAACCCCAGTAGTGACTCCGGGATCTACAGCGACCAGTCTATGAGGCATGGAGACGTCTGTGTATTGTTGATTTTGGGATATCGGTGAATTTGTGAATTGTGTCAACGCTTGTGCCCTCCTTTACCATTTTGCCAATTAGGTGATAGTCAACCTCGCCCAAGTCTTTTTGAAAAATAAGCGAACGCAAAGATTCTAGGTGCTGAGGGTTTAGCTTACCGCCGTTTCTCTCTTTTTTAGTCAAGTAACGATTCAAGGTCGAGTGGCTAATGTCTGCCATTCTAGATAATTGCCTAATAGAAAACACTTGATACTCGTTTAGCTCAGTCAGAGACCTTCTAAGCTTCTCGGCCTCAATCTTGCCTTTGTTTTCTCTAATCGTAATTGCTAGTGCAATTGCTGTAAGCCTGTCTTGGATTTTCATACTTGCGTCTCCAAGTAGGTCTTATTTGTGTCTACATACATTCTTAGTCTCCCTTGCGACCTAAGTGATTCAATCATTTCGTCAAACTCACGCTTACGCTTTGATCCAAATCGCCTGAACGCCTCATCAAACCTAACCTTGCCTCCCTTGTTCGTCACAAAGGCCTCCAAGGCGTCTAGCTCTCTTTGCCACTCTGACTCGCTGATGCTGTTAGCCATCCTGACCAAAGCCTCAAACCAACCCTCGGCATACTTAATTGCAATCAAAACGTGCTTGTTTTCAACAACATCCGACTTATCATGCATTGCCAACAAGATCGAACACTTCCAAATCGACAATGCTAGTCGCTGACGACTTGGCTCAATGCTTTCCTCGTTTGCGTGACCCTCTACATAATCACCCATGTCCCACTTGAACTTATTAAACCTCTCGAGAGCCTCATCGGTCATTCTTACTGGTCTTGGGAACGGTGCTCCTTTTTTCTCCCAGTAAAGCTTTGCTTCGTAAAGAGAGCAGACCATGCCATCCATTTCATAATCTTGCACCGCCGCAACTTCTTCTTCTGGAGCTTGTTCAATTGCTTCTTTTTCGTAGCTTCTTTCTGGAGTGTCTGCAACCGCGTACAAAAACCTAGCCAAAAAACCTGAGCGGAAATAATCAACTGTCAGAATCTCGCTAACCTTGCTTGTAATACCCATCAAGTACATTAGGAAGTGGGTTTCTGCTCTATCTGACTGCACCGCACTTGTAGCACTTGCCCCACCTGTAGACCTGATTACAACTGGCACAGAGCCGTCGTAAAGCTCAGTAAACTGATCTGCGGCGTTAGCCATGTAGGTCTTGGTCATAAACTCTTTGAACATACCCTGAACTTCATCTCTGTGAAACAAGGAAGTCATTTTGTCTCTGCCTGACAGATGCTTTACCAAACCCTCAGCAGTCACATTAGACCCAATATCTACTTGGTAACCAATGTAGCTCTCATAAGCCCTAAGCACACGAAGCATCAGCTGTCGGCTGGTTGACTTACGGCTTAGTGTCGTCTCACCCAACACCATGAACCAAAGGTTTAGCCCTAACTTGCCATACTTAGGAGTTCCGTGGCCGGTGTCAGCAAAAGCGGCTGAAAGGATGGTAAAAGCACTAGCAATCTGAAACTCAATCGCTCCGTCTGTCTTTTTGCGAGTCCAACTGCAGTAGCTGTCAATAAAAGTCGGTATCGAGTTTGCAATCGCTCTCTCATCTTCGTTTAGGAAGTTGATTTCCTTTTGCTCTTGACTCGTCTGAACAATTTCTTCTAGGGGCTCATCATCAATAATCTCTTTGCTTTGCTCTGCTCTTTGCACCTCTCGCCACAAATCGCCATCTGGATCTAAACGTCTTGGCCTATCTGGGTGGTGATACTTGTTGCATTTAGCGTGCTTTGCAACAACATAAACCTCCTCTTTGGTCAAGCCAACTCTAAACAGCTCTAGCTCAAGTCTCCAAAGTCGCTTTGACAAATCTGAATTAGGTGGAGGTTCGTGTGTGTAAAGCTCCATAATATTTCCGCTTGCCGGGATCTTTCCTAGTACCTCTACTAGCGTTGGACCATCCTCAGGTGCTTCTGTGCTCTCTGCATTTACTGGCAAGTCTTCTACTTCTACATCTACATAAACTGATTCAATCTGCCCGATGCCGTAGACCAATCCGTTTGACTCTGCCCAAACTTCTTCCGGCTGGTCATACTTTGTATTGCTTGTCTCTGGGACCCTCAACAGTTTTGTTGGATTCCATCCCGATAGGTCACAGCCTTGGTCTTTGTGGCCGTAAGCAATTTTCTTGCTGAGTAGTGCAACTCTCTGTGGATCTGCTTCTTTATCAAGCATCCAGTAAGTGTGCCATCTTTCGTTGCTTGTCTGCACAGTGATGCTTGGTGGGAGCCTGAAGTTGTTTGGGTTACAAGCGTCTGCATCTGCATAGACCACAGAAACGGACTTAGCGTTTTCTCTTATTCGACGCTTATCGGAAAATAGGATTGGGGATACATACACATCTTCCTCGGCAAAACTCTTAGCGTACCCAACCATCTCCTCAAGCTGGTCAGGATAGCTAAACCACTTCTGCACAGTCGGCTGGCTGTTGCTATCTTTCGTGACAATTGTGGCGTATCCTACACCTTGCCCAAAGACACTTTCAAGAAATTCTTTGGCTTGCATTCTTCTCCTTTGCGTGCCCCCGCTAGGAATCGAACCTAACTAAACCAAGACGAAAAACGTCAGGTACACCAGCCGGGGGCTGTGCGTTTTTAGGTAGTCGCACCCCTACCGCCCGTTAGTCCACCCAGAGGTCTGAAGATTCAGAGCTGGATGATGATGAGGAGGCTGTTGCTTTGATAAAGCCTGCTACGTTGTTGCTAGCTGGGTAGTCACCCTCTGCTTCGCGAACTGTAACCTTGGCGTCAACTGTCTTGCCCAAAACGTCCTTGATGTCTGGGACCTTAAACTCGCCCTTGACGTCATAGCCAAGTGCAGTAAAGAACGCCTGAGTCTTCCAGAAGTCTCCTGCCACATAAAGCGGAATGTATGCAAAAACACGACGGTTTTCGTATTGTCCCTCGCAAACTCGAAACTGGACATTCCAGCGTGGCTTACCTGCGTTTGGTCCTGAGCGGACTTCTTCTGCAGTTGCATCATAGATTGTTGTGCAGTATGTTCCCGCTGGAAGCGGTCCCATCTCTGCTTGCTGTGTGTTGCCCGCATCTTCGGGTACTGTGATTTTCAGACTCATTTCTTAGTCTCTCCTATCTTGTCAATTGTTGTGATGATTTTTTTCATCGATGGATCTTTCATCTGCGATGGTAGTCCAAATCGGTTACCAGACACAAGTCTGTCGCTACCTTGCAAAATAACAAAGCGGTTGACAGTATCTTCATTTCGCTCACTTGTCATATATCCGATAATGTCTGGAATAGCTGGCAAAGTGCTGCGCATCGAGCCCGGAAGCATCGGCACAGTCTTTACAGCTCCGGTCGACTGGTCCTTTTCGTCCTGTGCGTGAGCAATGAATACAGCCATAAAAGGTGCGTGGTGCATTTTGCGAATCATTTCGTTTGCCCACTCTTTTAGGTCGCCCCATTTACCAAAAGTGTTTTTGATATTTTCAGGCTTTTGCTCAAAGACCTTTTCGGCTCTGTCCATAGCCACACCAAGTGTGTCAATGATTACAGTCTTGTATCCGTGTTCTTCAGTCACAAGTTGCTGGACAGCTGCATCCAACTGCTCGTGAGTGTCTACGGATAGAACGTCTACATCTTTCCAGTCTCTGGCGATAGCACTTGCTCCACCTTCAACGTCAATCAGTAGAACTGGACTTAGGTCGGCAATCTCACTAGCACTAGCCGCTAGCCAAGTCTTACCGTTCTTTGGGTCGCCATAAAGCAGGATGCTCTTAGGCGTGTTTAGTTGTTCCGCTTTTTTAATTGCCTTTGCAAAAGCCAAAGCTGGGAACTTAGTTTCCGACAAATTAACCTCCTCGTGTCGTGTTTATAAAAGTAGCACGTATTTGTCTCAGGTGATAATCACATTCGGCGTGTTGCCAGATTTGCACCTAAAACAACTTGGGTGTCTACTCATATCTTCTATGTTTGCATAATCTTGTAATAATGTCCAGATGTTTTCAAATCTTTCCCAAACTGCTACAGCGTAATCTTCGCTGTATTCAAAAGTGGTAGACCAAATATCATTGGATTGAGTTCCATCTCTGTTTAGAAACACAAGGCTTATGTTTTCAATCTTGATGCCTGATCGATTCAACCCCCAAGCGTAAAGTTGTGACTGTGCTGTGTATTTCTGCACAGTGTATAGACTGTCTTGGTCAGCTCTGTCTGGGTAGTCAAAAGCAAACTGTAGCTTTTTAGACTTAGCTCTGCTTGTTGTCTTCCAGTCAATCAGGTGGTTCTCTTTTACCAGAACAAGGTCTGGCTTAGAGTTGATTTCACCGTAGCCATCAATCGTTCCGAGATGAATCTTTTCTTCTACTTTTGCCCCTTCGAGCTCCGGGAAATTTGCGAGGTCCGCATCCTCAATCAAAGACTCTAGCAAGTAGTGCACAGCAGTGCCTACCTTTGCACCTAGCCAATACTTGGTTTCGTGGTCTTCATCTTCACGAGGCAACATCGACTCAGCCAAATGGTAAGTGCAAGGGTCACCTATCTGGCTGGCCCCAACGGTTTTTTGACGATCTCGATCTGATTTCTGCGTCAACAGCCTTAGGGCTAAGTCCTTGGCGTCGAAGTCTGATTGCTTCATTTACTCTCTTTTCACCCTTGTTGTTCCGAATGGTAAAATCTATTCCGCCCCAAACACCCTGAGTTTCTTCGTTGTCTAATGCCATTTGAAAACATTGCTCTTGAACTGGACATCTCTCGCAGATTTCTATTGCTTCTTTGGCTTCGTACATAGTTTCTGGAAAGAATGCATCTGGGTCTGTATATTTGCACACCGCGTAATCTTGCCAGTCTAGGTTTTCTTCCTGTAGCTTTAAAAAAGCCTCTAAAATTGTCAAATCTAATCCTCATTTTGTGTCTTGTCTGTGAAATTAATACCACCCCATATACCCCACTTCTCATCGTTTGCCACTGCATATTCGTAGCATATCTTTAGGAGTGGACATTTATAACAAAGCTCTTCCGCTTCGTCTGGCGAGATGATATCGGGATAATCTATGAAAGGCTCTGAATATATCTGGCACTTTGTTGAGTCAAGTTTGTATTGCTCATCTACGAGATTTTGCCATTTTTGTTTAGCATCTCGTGACTTCCAAAGCGCAGATTCATCTAGTCTTATCTTAGAAGCCATCAGATTAGTTTGCCACAGCCCTGTGACATTCTATTTGATGACATACCCTTACCTAGAATTTAGCCTCAATGGATAAAACCCACTGCATAGCTGTGTGCCACACGGGTCCGGGCAATGTTGAGGCTTTTTTCTTCAATTGATCTTTTGCTTCAACAACGTGAGCCAGTGACTGTCTCTTACCCTCTTCCATACCTCTCTTATATGCATCGTAGTAGTGCTGAGCTGCAACGTCCATACTCAATGCTTGTTGTTTTATCTCTGTTGTTTTTTGCTCTTCAAAGTCAGGAATCCGACTCATCTTTCCTCCTTAGGGAATCGTTCATTTTGAGTT